CTTCATCATCGCACCGAAGATCGTCGACAACGCTTCTGAAGATCCCTTCTGCATAGCCCCGGCAGACTTCATTGCCGCCGCCTTCGTATCTGTTTTTTCGCTGCCTGACATAGGGTCGAGAACGATAGTTGGTGCAAGCCCAACTTTTGTTTCGGTGCCCTTGTTTCCGGGTGCATCTCGTGCCGCCCGCGCGTCTGCGTTGATCTTCAAGGCATCCTCAACATCAGTCATTACCTGTTGAGTCTCAGCGCTAAGTGGTGGCATGACAAATTCAGTAAGCGCCGTCATCTTCTCTTTTTGAGTTTCCTCAATGTTCAACACTTCATCCGACAGCCCAAGGAAAAAAGCCGCTTCCTCGCCAAACTGTCTGCTTCCTCTCTCAAGACTCCCCAAGAGGTTTCGTACTTGCTTTCCGAGATTTTCGACCATGGTGCCAGCGTTTACAGATAGCCAGTCAAACGCAGCTTTGCCAAACACTGGAATGTCTTTGAACAAGCCATCCCACAGCGTGCTCATGTTGTCAATAACCACCGTGGAGACCGTCAAGATGTCTGTCAGGTAGTCCTGAACCGCCGTCCAGAAAGAGAACGCCATGTCGATCGCAGAGCCGAACGCAGAGCCGATGCCGTCGATATACGGAATCAGGGAAGCAACCGCCTCAGCAGCTTGCTGGAAGACTGGTGCGAACTCCACAGCGATCCGGTCGACAATGGCCCCGAACGATGCCTTCATTCTTTGTATGGCGTCATCAGCACTCGCTGCTTTTGCAAGGTCGTCGTCACTCAGCCCAATCCCAAGTCCTTCAGCATCCTTCAGCATGCCATTGAGTTCATTCACGCCGCCCGCAAACAGCCCTGTCATCTCAACCCCGGATTTCCCGAAGATCTCCACTGACGCCGCCGCCCGTTGTGCTTGGGTCGGCAGCTTTGCAATAGAGTCGCCAATTTTGGCAAACATCTGTTCCGGAGAAAGCGTCTTGAGATCCTGTGCGGAGACTCCAAACTCTTCCAGTTTTTTCGCCGCCGCTTCACTTCCGTTTGCCGCTTGCCCAGAGATCACAACCATTTTGGTCATGCCCTTCTGCAGCGTCTCCACGCTTACACCAGACTGATCTGCAGCGTAGCCGAGTCTTTGCAGGAACGCGCCAGACAATCCCGTCTGTGCGGCCTTGTCAGCGATTCCAGCAAGGTTGCCGATAGAGTTCTGCAGTACGGCAATTCCCGCGACGCCAGCGCCGACAGCCGCGATGCCGATTCCGCCCAGAACTTTGCCCGCACTAGAAACCGCTTTGCCTGCAGATGCCCCGAAGTTACTCAGCGCGGATTTTGAGTCGCTCAGACTCGCTTTCAGCTTGGAGTTGTCACCCGATAAATTGACAACTAAGTCACTTGCCATTGCTATCCCCCAGCATGTTCTGCAGCGCGGTCATGTCGACTTCGTCTGTCTTTGGACCGTAGCACTTGAGATAGTCCGACAGGTTTCTGACCAACTCCCCGAACTCACTGTCCTCAATTTTGCTTGCCGACTGCATCGCAACGAGATGGGCGGTACTGACTGCCGATCTAAGATCTGCCCGACGCTCACCAAACGGGCAGACATAAAACATCGCAACCTGTGCGGCCCATTCATAAGCTGTGTGCTCGTCCTTGATGTTCCACCAATCTAACCGACCAACCGAACGAGCGAGTTCCGCACAAAAGCGGGCATCGTCGTCCGCCATCAGTTTTTTATTAGCTTCTCCTGAGACGGTGGCCCATTGGAGAGGCCGATGATTTTATTCACAAGTTCCGTGCGAGTGTCTAATGGCAGGTCGACTTCCAAAAGAACCCGCCCACCAAACTCTTTCGCTGTCTCATCATTCCTTTGAACGAACGCCGCCGATCCATCTTCATTTAGGACGGAGCAGCCGATTGTGTATCCGATGCTCTCGTCGTCGCTTCGAAACGCCTGAACCTGAGCCAACTCAGAACTCAACATGGACCTCAGATGGATTGTCTCGCCGCCGATCTCAAACGGATAGAACCGTCGCTTCTTCAGTTTTGAAATCACAGACATCAATCATCGTCCTCATTAGTTTCGTTTTCTAGTTTCGCCGCTTGATACGCTTCCCAATTCGGCCCAGGTAAATATCCCAGTTTGGCGTCATATCCCGTGATCACTCCAGCGCGGAACAGTGCCCTGTCTTCGGGGCTGTTAATGCCCAGGTTGTTCATCTGGTAGTCAACCTGAAGAACAGCAATCTGACTCTCTGTCATGCCAAGAGCGTTGGCACATTCATCGTCTGCAGGAGTAGCTTGACCTGTCCGGCAAAGGAACAGAGCCTGTGCCCCAGTGAATTCAGAACCCTTCGGAAAGTACGCAGACAGACTGCCGTTCTTTTCTTTCCGCCATGAAACGAGAGGATGCAATGCCGTCAACTGCGATACATCAGCACTCTGGTCAAGTGACAATTTCGACTTCATTACGTAGGCGCTCCTGAAGTTTCAATTGAATACGAGATACTAACGCCATCAGCCATTGCAACGCTGATGTCAGCACCGAAGCCGACGCCGCTGTAGATTCGGGATGCTGGAGTTGTGTCGGTGTAAGTGATTGTAAAATTTGTTGCTACTGGTGCAGCAACCAACGCAATGAACGCAGTCATCACAGCGTCGTCCGGGTCGTAGAATCCTTCGGCGCTGATTGCGTGTGGTTCTACATAGCCCGTTGGTGCCTTCGTTTTGAACGCAACGCCATCAAGTGTGGTTGTATCGAACGTCTCAGACTTCTCACCACTTAATGAAATGCTTTTCAGTTGTGGAATTGCGGTCGCAACGGCGCTGATCGTCATGGCCAGAACAGTGCCTTTAGATTTGATTTTTGCCATTTACTTACCCTTCAGCTTGAGTTTTATGAGTTCTTTTTTTAGCGCCAACGCCCCGCGCTCGATCATCAGTTTGTTCTGTTGGCCCTTACTTTTTGCAGCAGCTTCAGCAGCAAGACCGGGTTGCATTGCGGGCATCCTTCCCCGGTTGGCTACTTTCTTATTGCTTATCTTTCCGTTTTTTGCCCCGGTCGTTCGCTTCGCCGTACCCACAATCCACCAGTGAATATTTGTCGGCCCAATTCCAACGCCACCGTTTTTGTTTCTTCGGCTGTTTTTGGGTGCGGTTTTTTTGTTCTTTCGCTTCCCAACGCCAAAGCCGACGATAGCCGTCATCTTGTCCGCTCTGGAGATTTTGAACCGCATCCTGACGCCCTTGCGTGCCGCCTTGACCTTGCTGGATGTATCTTTCTTTATCTGCTTGGCAATTACGCCAAGCTTAGCCTTGACCATAGCCGCCAGAACTTTTTTTGCTGACCTCTTTTCAATCACCGTGAACTTCTTCAGCAGCACACTGAGGCCCGCAACCGCTTCGCCGCCCGTCAAACTTTTCAGGCTGATCGCCATTAACTTGCTTCAACTTCCACACGCAACAGAATGACCGCGACGAATAGCCAGGTCTGTTTCAAAATCTCTTTGTCTGGAACCTGATTGCCTTCAATTTCGCTTTGCCAAACTTTCACACGAGCATCTGCCGAATTGAAGTTGTTGATTCGTTGGAACAACTGGCGAACCAAAAGCTTCAACGGGTCAAGTTCGTCGGGAGTGACTGCGGAAACTTTCTTCCGCACCCATATCCTGATTTGATGGCTCGTTCGGTCTTCGACATCCAGTGTCTCTTCCAGTTGCTCTTCAGTTTCATGGACAACATCGACTCGCAACGTCGTGACTTCTTCGAGCGGATCGACAGCCAACTCCAGCCGTTCCGCAACAACTTCGAGACAATACGTTGAGCTGTCGTTGATTGCGTCAACGATGGCTTGTGAAGCCTCGACACTCGGTGCGATTGTGACTGCCATTTATCCGACCTGCTTTGCGTGTATCCGAGTCATCGTCTGCGTAATCTGCCGGAACACTTTCTCCGATGTCGTTGGCTGGACTTCGAAAGTCTTGCCGCCGCCGACAATCTTGTCGCCTCGCTCCGGAACTGAGTAAGGAAGACTGGTCGTCAGGCCGATGAAATCCACCGGCCTGACTTCGATCAGTGACCCGTTTCCCGAGTCTATTTGAAACGGCTGTTGAACCGATTTCCGCAGAGTGACTGTTGCCGTGACGTTGCCACGAATGTACAAGAAGGAACTGCCAGCGACTGCCAGCAGGTCTTCCGTCATGTCCGTGATTGCGTCGTCGAAGTCACTCATGGAATTAGCTCTTACAGTGCGTCAGGAACCAGAGCAGCACTCGCAGCACCAAGCTTGGTCTGACCGTTGACAATCCAAAAACCTGACTTCGTGTAGACACAGGTGTAAAGTGCTTCTGCAGTCAATGCGAGTTCATTGGTTGCGCCAACGGTGACTTCATTTACCTTGTCAGCGGCCACGGCTGAAATCAGTTCACAGCCCGTTGTGCCAACAAGAATTCGCAGTACCTTGCCGACGTATCCGGCAGGCAGACTGATTTGCTTGTCGGCGCTGTCACTCGTGATCGTCGCGAATGTTGCCGACGCCGGAATTAGGCCGGTTGTCGCCCCGCCAGTTGTTGCCGTGACGGCCGCATTGTTGCTCGATGGCAAAGCAGCATTCAGGATGACTGCACCGCGATCGTCGCCACTGGCTTCTGTTTCTGCCGCGATCCCCATGTAGACGCCGCTGCCTAGCTGGTTTGCGGCTCCGGTGCCTGCTGTTCCGCTGTCTGGATCTCCAGTAGCGTTCCAGTGGACCGCGAGGCCGCGAACCCATGCGGCAGTGGTTTTTGGAACCTGAAAGATTCCCTCGATTGCTAGTGATCCAAGATCACTTGCGGCGATGTCGGTGATTGCAACGCCGACGATCCCGTTCAAAACGACAACGTCGCCGCCAGTGACAGCCACTGATGGCGTGTAGTCGATTGCTTCTTCGTCCGAGTATGTTTGTGTTGGCACTTGTGCCATCTTCGTGACCTCCAGAATTCGTGTTCAAAAGTGGCCCGCCGGAACAACTCCGGCAGGCTCATATTGTCATCGTCACGAAGTGACTACGCCACACCCTTGCTCATTAGAGCATTCAGGTATCCGTCGCCAAGGTCGCAACCAAAGTCGTGATAGCCACGGAACTGGATGCCGAGCTGATTGAAGTCAGCGTCAGCAGATTCCACGGTCGGTGTTTCCTGACCGTTCAGGAAGCTCACAACGACTGGCGTGCCCTGGGACTTGTCGCCCAGCAAGTACCAAGCTGTGGTTGAGTACCCACTGATCGACGAATCAGAAAGCTGATTGGCGACGATCGGCGTGTACTTGTTCGCGAACGTGTTGACATCCGACACTTTGACGGCCGCGATGTTGCGTGCTCCGTAAAGAGCATCTGCAACAGTTTCAAGCTCTGGCGGAACAAGCAAGAACTTGGCAGTTCCGCTCAGTCGTTTGGCACCGTCAGCCGTTGGCGTGGTCCTCTGACGCCATGCCTTCTGGCCGAGTCCCAGGCCAACACCATCAGTTCCGAGGTTCGCTGTCGCCCCTGTGATGTAGTTGGTGCGGGTTGCCGTGAAAATCGTGGCAAGATTGCCAAGGAACGTTGACCAGAACAAGTCGTTCAGTTTCATGGCCCCGCCGCGTCCGATGCGGTTTCGCAAGTCGTCGAACGCTGACAAGTCATCATTGATGATGTCCTGTCGTGTCAGACTTGCCATCTTGGCGTAGGTATCAACTGAGCGAGTGAAAGACTCTTCGCTCAGTGTGCCGTGCTTCATCACGCCACCAGGGCCGAGCTTGTCATAAGACATGTCATCCAGCAGTCGGTAGCTGGTCACGGTTTTGAAGTCGCTGACGCTCTTCGTCTGTGCGATTTCCTTCCAGATCATGTCCTCTTCCATGTAGCCCTGGAGCAGCTCCTTGTTGGCCACATTGGATAGGATTCCCGGAAGGCTGATTGCTGTGAATGCGGCACTCACGGTTCGACCATCTGGGCAAGCGTAGCTGAGCACTTCGCGGATGTTTCCGGTCGTAATCTTCAACCCGGCAGACATCGGCATTCCGTTGGCGGCAGCAGCCATCAGCATGATCTGCTGAAGACCTGCACCACGGCGGAACTGAGAATGTGCAGCCTGCAGCGTCTTGTCGTCGAACTGCTTTTCAGTGTCCTTGATTCCGCGTGTAGAGCACAACGCAGCCTCAAGAATCAACGGCAACTGCTCAGGAGTATTCTGAGCAGACTGGAACGAGGTGACTCGTGTGCCGCGTGCCTGAATCTCTTTGGCCTTCATCACTTCCAGCTCGACCTTGTCGAGACTCCAGTCCTGATCGATCGCGGTCGCGATGATGTTGGGGAAGCCGCTAGCCTTCGCAGAGATTTCTGCGGACTTGCGAAACTGTGCGGAGATTGCTTTCCGGTTCGTCTCCAGTGCTGCAGTTAAATCCAGCATCACACTTGCTGCCGCCGTTGGCATTACAGGCTGTGGAGCAGGAGAAACAGGAGTGGCCATCACTGGTGCTGCTGGTGCCTGAGTTGCTGCGAAGCTGGTCTGCAGAGCAGCGGCAGCTTCTGGCGTTAGAGTGGCGGCATCAAGCCCCAGGCTCTTGCAATAATCTTCGAACGACATAGCTGCCGATCCTTTCAAAAACCGGCGAGCACTTGCCGCCAGATTCACAGAAGTTGTCGAGTCCGCCCCCATTGGGAGGACCGACGTTTCACGAAGCACGGCACGCCGTGCGATCACAACAGGGCCTGTAAAGGTTTGCCCGTTTGCTGTTGCCGTTTGACCGGCGGGAATGTCTTCGGATTCAATGACCATCGCACCGATTGAAGCCTGCCACGTGTGACCGGCAGCGGCTTGTGCGAGGACTTGTAGAGCGAGTGCGGACTGACCTGTGATCGATCCGGCGAGCGTCAGTTTTGTGCCGTCGTTGTGGATGTTGTCAGTCAGCCCCAACGTTGCTTCCACGCTTTTCGTGTGGTCGATCAGGATAGGTATTGAGCCAGGCAATTCGAGGCCCGAAAGATCGACGACAACCGGATGAGGAAAGCCGTCGACTGGCAGAAGTCCGCCTGAGTATGCGAGGATCGAAAACCGTTTGGGCTTGCCCGCTCCGTTCGCTTTGAGGCGAACGAAGGCTGTCATATTGAGTGGTTTCATATGGCGACCTCCTGAACTGCTTGATCGTCAACGCCGCCGTCCATTGCGTCTGTGATGAGTGCCGCAATGCGATCAGGAGCGAGGCCGATGCTTGCCAGCGTCTGCTCTGTCATCACTTGCGACATTGCCCCGCTGGCGAACTGATCCAAAGCAGACTTGATTCGCTTCTGGTTGTTCGTGAATGCCCGCTGTCCGATCGTCGTGTACTCGCCCTGCGGCAATGCAGCAGCCTGAGCCTGTTGACCTGGCATCGCGGCGGGCGGCTGTCCTGGCTGAATGCCAAACGTGATCGCAAATAATGCCTGCTTGTAAGTTTCCACAGGAACGCCGAAATCGGATGCGGCCCGAGCGCACTCTGTGTCCCAGTCCTGCCCGCGTCTGGCATGTTCCTGCGTTGGGGTCGACAGCCCCGACTTCAGTCGAATTGAAGCGGCGTTCGCCGAGTCCACAGCGTCCAGTTCCGGAAGCGGGGGCCAATGCCATCTATGGTCGATCTGGTTGATTGACGGCAGGCCATCGAGCAAGCCCGGAACGTAGATGGCTGATTCAAGGAACCAGCGGAAAACTGGTTCGATGATAGACCACTCAATTCGCGACTGCTCACACTGAACTTCAGGCTCCCACACATTTTTCATGTCGCCTTTGAAGGAGCTGAAGTTCGCATCTTTTCCAGTGCCTGCCGCGAGCGTATAGGGCATGTTCGTGCAGCGGCTGAAACTCTGAAGAGCCTGCCGTTGGAACATCTCGTAAAGCGGCCCCGGCTGCTTCGGCTCAACCTGTCCGATTTCCCAACCAGCAGGCAGGGTCGTCAGCATGTTGCGAGTCAGCTCGATCTCCGCGAAGTCGGCCGGCGACGATGATGGATCTAGCGAAGGCGAATTGCTTTTCAAATACATCGCGAAATTCGCGGCTGTCTCTGCGGAGTAGAGCGTTGCCAGTTCTTGCCGTCGCATGATCGGCAGCGTCTGGAGTGCTGGCGTTGCTCGCGGGATTCCTCGCGTTTGCCCCGGACGATCGGCCCGGAATAGGTGCAAGACTTCGCGTGACGAATACCATTCGCCTTCCTGAGTCGATTGGTAGACGTTACTACCAGGGTGGTAGTTGTAAACGTAGACTTCGAGTTCGTTTGTGGAGCGATCGAACCGGATGCCGTCATCAGTGAACGGGTCGTTGTAGACTGATGATGCCCAGGGATTCGCAACCTGATCGGCTTCAATCGTGCGAATGTCCAGAGTCAGTGGCCAGTTCTGCGGACGGTCGGCTCGCATTACGAAGACTTCGCCGTCTCTCCAATATGCCTCGCAAATCGTGCGGAGCATGTCGGCAAGATCGATCTTCATTGCCCAATGCCGCCACGCTTTTTCAATTCGTGCGTTCGCTTCTGGGTTGCTCGTCAGCAGCTGCAATCGTGGGCCATTGCCGACGATATGATTCACGGCGGTGCGAAGAATGCCGGCATACCACGAGTTGTTTTCAGCCTCGTAGCGTGAGCGAATCCGGACAACGCGACGAACGGCAGCGGACATTGCGGCGCGAGCGGAAAGTCCGTCAGCAGCGGCCCAGTGCCTGCGGTTGTCGGCTGTGGTTTGCGCGAGGTCAAACTTTGCGTTGACCATGACAGGCTTATGCTTGCGGGTGAATGGCCACATATTAGTGGCCCCCCGGGGCGACGATCTTGGAAAACATCCCGCGTACGGTTGCTCCCATGTCGGCAGTTGCGGCCTTAGCAGCAAGATGCTTTTCGTATTCCATCAACTCCGTGAGCGACCGACGCGAAACAGTCACACCGTCATTGCTGACGGTCTGCGGCTTCAACGCTTCGGCGGCGAGTTGATCGGAAATCTCTGACATTCAGAACCTCGTGAAACCTAGTTATGGTTTGACGATGTTCAGTGTCGATTAGATGTTAGGCGTTGTCGATAGGTTGTGTGGCGCTAATGCCATTCACTCACACGGGCCTGAAAATGTTCCACGCCCATAACCACTGATAACTCTTTCGAGTGTTTTGTTTAGCTCGCCGCATTTGACGCATCGACGCTCTCTGATAATCATCCCAACGGTCTTTCTCGTGTGTGCGACGTTCGGCAATTCTCCGCCGCACTTATCACACTTCAGTCCGCTCCCCGGCAGCTTGAAATCACCCACGTCGCGACCCTCCTGGTAGTGCGAACGCTCTAATCTCTTTCTTTGTTCCGCTATCTCCATTCAGCTTGCATCCTAAAACAGAGGCACCCACGAGACACCCGACGAAGGTATCCCACCAGTCATTGTCGCGTCCAACATTCTGAGCCCAGATGATCGACTTCGCGCCGTCGATCGCCTTTTCCTTGGGAGTCTCAGCCGTGAAGTGTTCGGCCAGTAGTCTGTTGCTTCGCTCTTCAGTGCCAGGTAGCACGATTGCCGATGGAGCGCCAACCGCAGTAAGTAGTCGGCGACTGGCGAAGCTCTTCATCAGATTCGCGTCGAATTGAATATGTGTCGGCGTGTCGCTGCGTCGCTCAATCCATCCGGTCCCCGACTTGTCTCTGACTGGATCTCCCCACAAGTGAATCGGCTTTCGGCCGGCGGCGATTGCAAACCCCTTCGATGGACGCATCCGTGAGCGTTCTTTGCTTGCCTGGATCTGCGATCGAATCAGCGGCATCTGGCCACCGTCTGCCCAGTCCTTCAGCATGATGTCAAGATCCGGGAAGTCGGCGAACAACTCAGCCTCGAAGTTGTTGTGAGCATGGACGAAAGCCTCTTCCCACGATTTGCCCGGCAACTCTTGCCCGATCGTGCGCACAAGATCCGACTTGTAAAAGATCGGCCTGCCTTGATCTGGCCAGGTGCGGTAATCGACGACGGCCCCGCTGAAATCTGAGTTGACCGACAGGACCATTCCCCACAAGACCTGATCCGATGAGTCGATGAATGCTGTCAGGTAGCTGGACGCCTCTGGCATAGACCCGCGAGGAATGTGTGACAACCGGTTCATCAGCGTTTGCGTGTCGAGCTTCAGGCCGCTCGTGTTAATCGGTGCGTCGCCTTCCTGTTGGATCTCTTTGCGGAAGAACTCCGGGTCGAGTGCCCTGATCGTCATCAGCGATTGCAGAGCCGAAAGCTCCTCCGGAAGTTTGTCGTGCTCCCAGGCGATGACACCGCCGGCATCCATTGCGGATCTGTTGGCCGTGTAGAATTCCTGAGCGAGTTTTTTGCCTTCGTCTGGCGTGGCTCCCTGCCCCAGTTTTGCGGCGTAGGAATCCCACAAGTCCATCTTGTCGGGCATCCGCAAGACGGATGGGTAAACCTTGCCGTGCCAGTCCTTGTGTCGATCTCGATTCAGGAATCTGATTGTCAGGTCATCCGGCTCACGAACTGTGCAGACCATGATCTGAGCCATCTTCTGCCCGAGGCCAGCAAGTCCGCCAAAGGTTTTGGTTATCCGATCTTCGAGTTGTTCGGTCTGCGATGGTGACAACGCTGTCTGTGGCGTCTGAACGTCATCGAATGCGAGTAGGTCTGGGCGAATCGTGACGCCGAAGCGGTCGACATAGGACAGCCCGGAAACGTCTGTTGAATTCACGGAATAGGGGGCGATGTGGCACTGGCATGACGGCGCGTCGTGAATGTCAGCAAAGACAATTCGTCCTCGCTCGTCTTTGTGGCTGAGTGTCAGTGGTCGACCATTCAGTCGGAACTGGCGTTTTGGCTGTCTGAGCTTCAGTAGCAGCGGCGTCAATTCCGGGTAGTCATCCAGCAAGGTCGTCGACGATGCCAGCAGGCTGAAGAAGTTTTCGCGGTGCTCGTTCGCCTTGTCGTCTGTGGCCCCAATCAGGACCGGGAATTTCCGATGTCCGTTGACCGCCGCCCAGATCGTCGCGACACGTGCACAGGTTGATTTCAGCCCGCCGCGCCGAACCGCGTGAGCTTCTTTCCCACCTGAGAAAATGACCTCTTGAAAACGGTCCATCATTGCCCGCTGGTAAGGTGCCCACGGAAGGTAAAATGTTGGATTGAAGTATGTCTCGGCGAAAAGCAGATTGTCGGCTGCACAGCGTTCTCGGCGTTGCGGATTCGCGATCTCTGGCAGCGGCCCGATTTCCTGAGACGCGGCTGTTTTTGCGTTGATGATTTCTGCGTTACGTGCTGAGCGAGCTGCGGCGTAATCAGCTCCGGAACCTGATTGACCACCGCCCGCAATCTGCCGAATGACGTTATCGATCTGGTCCGCTGGAATCCGAGCCCAGAACTCTTCCATCTCGGAATCGTTCAGCGATAGCAATTGCTCGACTTCTTCGCTCGTCAGTTCGATTGTCAACATTTACTCCGACATTGACCACGGTTTGTGATTGCGGCTTTGGGCTGTTACGCCGAATGGCTTCGAGTTCGTCGCGTTGATTCATCGCAGCCATTGCTCGCAGTGCGTTTCCAGCCGCGATTGCGTTCTTGTCTGCTGTCGCTTCGCAATCGAAAACGCCGTCCTTCGTCGCAATCTGAACAGTGGTTTTCTCAGTAATGCTTGCCAGTCGCCTGACAAGTTTCTTTGCAATGGTCTGGGTTATTGGGAATCGCTTTTCAACTGCAGAAACGATCATTGCCGCGTCTGATTTGACCTGGCTATCGACATGTAAAAGCGCAGTCCCTCCATCCCGCATCTTCGCGGCATCCGTGCCATGCCGTTTAGCGTCAGCCCGTTTCCGTCTCTGCGCCTTACTCGGCATTAGTTGGCCCCGGCTCGTATATCGGATTGTCCGTGGTGTTCAAATCTTGTCTCCGGCCATCCTGTGCGATGTACGGGATGATGGGCGTCGGCAAACAAAACTATCTCTTAAAGTAGG